CCATCTGAGTCCGCACCTAGAATGTAATTCAGACTCTCTGCGCCAACATCCACTGGGCTAGTGCTGACCCATTTATTAGATGTTCCCTCGCACCCATCTGGACAATCTGAAGTAACTCTGTAATTCAAAATGCCGTTATCCTTAATGCTCAGCTCATCTACATCGCCAATGTCAGCTATATGGAATATCGAGCCAAGCTCTTGAGCGGATATAGTGTTTTCCCCGCACTCGCCAATATAGTTTAGCGTTCTGGCAATAGCGTCAACACCAAGAGTGGTACATGTCTCCGCTGCTTTAACGACTGGCGAGAAGTCGTACCAGACTGACTTGCCATTTACATTAAAGCGCAATACGGTTGGGTCGTCTGGCATAGCCTCAATAGAGAAAACCGGCTCAGCACAACCACATGGATTTGCACATTTCTTTTGGCAGTCATTGCATTCATTACAACATGTCATATTTTAAGTATACCTTGAATATAGACCAAAAATAAAAAATCGTGGAGTAATAGGCTATAATATAGATATGAAGATGAAACTGAAAGACTTATCGGATAAATTGAGAGTCGCCATAGGAGATGGGACATTAGATATATCAGAAGATTTTATGGTCGGTGCGTATAACTGGGCCATAAATGATTTGCCTCTGGTCCCAAGGCTAGAGAAACTATTCTCGAAGCACAAACAATTCAATCTTGACGCAGCGAACCATTATAGGTGGAGCCTTAGTGATGCCACTGGCTTTAGAAGGATAACAGATATACCAATGCTGAACTTCTACACCTCTACTGGTGGCGATCCATGTAAACTATGTATCTGCCACAAGCCAGTAAAAGAATTTTATGAGAAGAATGGGCTAGTAAACCTCAAACAGTCTGGCAAACCTTGTGAGTACACGATAGAGACCGAAGACGACAATGTCTGGCTAGTGTTAGACAGACCTTCAGAAGTTCCTATTATAGTAGATTATATTGCGTATGGTATTCCTAAACCGGTGTCCAGCATCGAAGACGAGATAGAAATATCTGGTATTGCGGAGAACTTAATCTTAGATGTGATGAAGACATATTATCTCCATGAGGCTGACGACTATGCGTTTGCGGCTGATGTTACCAGTTATCTCGATAACAAGAAAGTGGTAGAAGCTATCCAGATGCTACACAGGAGATGGGGGACTGAAGAAACTAGAATACTAGGAGAAGTATAACATGGCTGCTTACAGGTACCAAAATACATCTCACGCAAAAGCGAGAGTGCCGTCCTATTACGCCCATAATAAACAATACCCGGGGAGTTACGCACAGACTGATGTCCCCGGGAGAACCTCTAGGCGTATCCATGACGGGTTTGATTTATCCAAAAACTATGGTCTAGACACGGTGTCCGATGACCTAAATTCATCTTTGTACTCGTCTCCGTATTACATTAACGGTAGGTACAATTCTCGTAATCTAACCACTCAGAGGGGGAACTCTGCATCAGTTCAGGGCACGAAATTACTTCTTATGCCGGAGAGATATAGAACCATAGATGACTTTTCTGAGGAAGACATTGAAACCACACTTGAGCTCTGGCAAGGCAAACAAATCAAATTTACAATACCATATGACGGCAAAGTAATCGGGAACACTATAACGCTTCGTAACACAGGCGGTTGTACCGGTATTCTTTCTCTTTATCTGTCTACTGAAGAAGATGGAATACCTGTCTACGAGACATCTATTGATTTATGTACCATCTCTCAAGATATATTTGAACACAAAACTCTGTTTTCAAATCTTGTAATTCCAGCCAATGCTAACCCAAGAAAAAAGTTGTATGCTAGGTTGGAAATCTGGAACGAGGTGATTTCTTGTCCCGGCGGAAGAAACCAAAACCCCTTTAATACCGGAAAGAAGATAGAGATAGCCGCTACTGGTAAGAACGGTCATAAGGCGTGCGTATATACGATAAAAGAGAAGGATGTTCCAGTAAGAGAAGTATACGATTATAAGCCTTTGCCATCATGCCCTTTAATAGGTCTAATTTACTCGGAGTGGACACCGGTTCCAACAGACCGTATAGACAATATCAAAACTGGTGCTACAGTCTCTCTGAACAAGTATCGTTATGATATATTCTGCGTGAAAAAAGATGGGCAAGCCGAAGTAGTCATCTACGATAAAGAGATGAACAAACTAATCGAAAACACCGATATAAAAGTAGATGGTAGGGTGACACAGCTTAATATAGCACAGTGTACGGACACTGACCGTGTGACTTGGGTGTATTATGTGGACGGCCACTCTCCTTTGCAAAGGTTCAAAATCGGCGAGTGGGTCAGCTCGGCTTTTCCGACAGGCTCAGCGGATAACGTAAAAGCAGAGATAGACAGCGAAACTTGGTATAATTCTCCGTTAGGCGGAGCATCTGGTACTTATGTATTTACATACCATAACGGACACTGGGAATACAATGAGAACGAGGTCTCTCTCTCCACTTATGGAATTTCTCTCATAGGGGGTGGGCCGAGCGAAGGCTCGACTATCACAGTGCTTTATACAGTAGCAGAAGGCGGCACTAAAAATATAGAGAGCATTGAATTTGTAGATGCCAGACCAGTAATCGCAGCTTCTCTTATTATGTTCCACAACAACAGATTGTACCTATCTGGTTTTAGAAACGACCCAAACCTTGTGCAGGTGTCCTCCATAGAAGCAGAAGGGCCCAACTTCACATTGTTCCCGTATCGTTTCTATGCTCCGAACAGAAGCCCGTACGATACCTCCCGCAATCCTATTACAGCGTTAACTGAGATAGCCTCTGACCAGATTATGATTTCCCTCAAAAATGGTTTTACAATTTATCAGACTTACGGCTCGTCTTCGTCTACTGGCATTGAAGACAACATACCTTCTCAGGTAGGCACTTTCACTGATGCGTCAGGAGTGGATGCGCAAGGCGACATAGTAAACTATAAAGGCGTAGTTTATTCGTTCAACGAGAAAGAAGGCATCCGGAGATTTACTGGTTCTCTTTGGAATATGCTTCCGACAAATGTAGATAGCCATTATGACCGTGTTGATATGTCTAAACCTCGAAAGTTATGGGGTGACGACAACAAATTGTACTTCAACTATGTAGATAAACTAGATGGCAGATATAAGTGTCTTGTCTGGGACCAGCAAATGAACTATCAGCAATATCCGTGGTTCCAAGATGTGGATGTTCCGTTCTGCGATGTAAGGTTTGATGAAACAGAAGACTTGGTGGGGATACACCCAGACTATCCAGCCATTATGCTCCATTACGCAGAGGATGTATGGCGAAGGCTTGACACTCCGATCACGTTTAGAAGGGACACTAAGTTCCTCAGTTTGCCGGGCAACGCTGCAGACATAATTGTCAAACGAGTACATGTTAAGGTCTTAGCCAATGAGAATAGGTGGTGGTGGGTGTCGGTGTTAGGAGACAAGCAAGTGCTATATCCACAGAGAGGGAAAGACAATGTGTACCGCCAGCCGGCATGGGCTACTAATCTGGTCGAGGAGCCTATGGAGACCCCGTTTCCGACAGAAGATGTGTTTGAAAAAGACTCAGTGTATAGGCTATCTATTATGAGTTTAAGGATGGAGTGTGAGTCCGTGCAAGTGCGTGTGCAGACAAAGACATTCCGCAAACAAGGAAATCTGCTGAGCGTATTAGTGGAAGTTCAGCCCCGGAACTTTCTTTGACAAAAAAATACCCCCGGAAAGGCAGGGGGTATTTTATTATATTTTATTATATACCAGAGGGATTGGCAAGTTCTGATCCTAACTCTGGCGTCATCCCCTCTAGGTCTGCTGTTATGGCGCCATCTTGTTGTGCCATGTCTAGTGTTTCTATCGGGTTCACTTCTCTCCCGCTAGACTCGTAATCGCCGCTTAATTCTCTGATTGCTCCGTCTATCTCATCAGGAGAGGCTGTCTTCATCGCTTGATCAACCTCGTATGGCAATGGGTCCGCCTGATACATCTGTTGATTCTGCTGGAGAGCCATAGCATCATTCTTAGCAGATTGCTGAGCCAACGCCAATTCTTCTGGAGATGGGCCGGCATCTTTTACAAATGTCTCGGCCATCTTGCGTGGTACCAAATCGTACAAGGCTTTCTGCATCAAGAACGCAGCACCAGCATCGCTGATATTGATACCTTTGCCCATGCTACCGAGCATTGCTAGCGCATTCGCTGCGCTCTGCTTCTGTTCTATTTTACTTGCCATCTTAGATTTTACATTGATAACGGCGGAAAGAGCCATCTGTTGTATGGTAATAGAACGGTAGTTGCCTTCGTTTATTACTGGGAATTCTTGGCGTGAAGAGTAGACCACACGGTTTGTAATACACTGTCGTGCGATGTCGGCAAATAGCGCCATGAGTGCTCCTTGATGGACTGAAAGCCCTTGCGCCACCGCTACCGTTGCCTGTCCAGATTCTGCGGCTGAGGCACGGTCACCCATAGCTTGGAGAGCATCAAACTGGTCGTAAGCGTGAAGGACTTGCTGAATCTGATTTTCGAGATGTGCGATTTCTGAATCAATCGGGTCGTAGTTATAGTTAAAGACCAGTGATGTGACATCGCCTTGTAGGTCATCATAGATACCGCCCATGATATTGATAAGACCGACTAGGCTTTCTGCATCTGCGCCGTTGGTATCGATGCGTAGAATAGAGAGAATCTTCGATACATGCTCTCTTCTCGCTCTCCAGCCACAAAGCTCATCGTGACTATCTAGCAGGTCAAACACAACACTCCACGGATGCGGAGCAGTGTCCATATTGTCAACCTTATCAAAAGCGAATTTTAGAGGGCAGTCTAGGCAGAAGTCGTCTATCCTTCCCTGTTCCATCTTCGTTATCGGGTTAGTCCATTTGAACTCTATCTTGCGTCTGAAGGCTTTCTTATTAGCAGAGATTACATATCTACGGTTGATGATTTTGTATTCTATCTTCTCGCATAAATCATAAATGACAGTAAGCTCAACATCATCACCATTATACCCGTTCTTTGTCCTTTTCTCTGCGTCTGTTGCCAGCGAGCGATACCATCCAAGATTATAGCACTGTCTTAAATCGTGGTCATATTCTGGGAACTCGGACAGGCCATACGCTAATTGCGTAGATGCGGCAAGTTTGTTCAGGCTTTCAACATAGATATCTAGACCGTTAAGAGACCTAATTTTTCGGTTTGAGAACTTAGCAGTTTTGTCTAACTCTATTTTCTTGTCTTTGCCTTCTCCAACTTCTTTAACTGGAGTTCCATCTGGAGCTTTGATGTCAAGGTTGACCTCATCACCGTCATCTTGAATCATCTTTTTCAATTTTCTCCAACTAATCATAGTGGAGTATCCACGAAACCTCTCTTCTCCAGTAGAAGAATACTTGGTGTCGAACCAAACATTCTTTGGGTTAACTCTCATCACACGGTTCTTGTCGTGGACTGGGTCGTATTTAATCACGGCTGCGGCCATACCTTTCCAGAGGACATCGTCTGAAAATACTGGCGCTAGTAGTTCTAGTCTATTCTCAATATAGTCTTGTTCACACTTAGCCGAAAGAAGGTCTTCTGTGTCTGGCTCAATAATCATATACGGGTCATTAATACGATAATCATACGAATCGACGCCACCTGCCATCTGAGCCGCAATATTATCTACGGCTTTCCTTAGGGCGAAAGAACGTCCAGTAGGGACTTGCCTACATCGGTCTTTGTATTTATTTCTAGTAATGGAGTCTGCTTTATTAAGATTAGACTCAAGCTCCTCTTGATAGGTATTCCTACAGGGCTTACCTTGTTTAGCAAGAGCAGAGCGCCAAAGCCAGCGATGATACGCCCAACGAGCTGGTTCAGACTCGTATATCCACTGTAATGGGTAGCTGTACTTGGCATCAAAGTCTACATACGATAAATTCTCATTCATACTATTATTATACAAGAGATACTCATAAATACAATTTTTTTAATTTTGAGTCGATACTCTTATATAATTGAGTTATGACATGTTGCAACAAATGTAATCATAATCCTTGCGAATGCGGATGTAGACCAGCCCGTTATGGGAAGGACTTCAACATCATGGCTAATCCATTCGATCCAAGCATTTGGAATGTTACCATCAATGGTGCCACTACTAGGGTTAGGATTCCTAAAATCAATGAAACGGACACTAAGTTGTCCACGAGCTTCACTTCGGCGAGCTTGATTTATAACGCCGAAAAACATAAAGATACCATTACTGGTGCGCAACTCGGCTCGTTGATTAACATTGCCGATTTAAGAGATGTAGATTTAGCCAACTCTGATAGTTGCGATTTAATGGTTTATAACCCATATTGTTCTGAATGTGGTGATGGATGTACTCCTAAAGACGCTAAATGGACACATTATCATATCCCAGACGCAGGAGATTGCGTCATAGACCAAGACAATGATGGATACTACAAAGTCTTAGTAAAAGATGGCTGTGGGTGTATCAAAGAGTGTAGATTGCCGAGTGTTCCAGATGGCACTGTTGCTATTTCTTATATCCGTGATTCGGTGCCAGACGACCCAGACTTCCCGTGGTACTACGGTATTTATAATGATACTATCAATCTACATCTAAGAGAGAACGCACCGACTTTATTCGGCAAATACGACCTAGAAATTACTGTAAACTATAGTATCCAAGTGGTTCACTCTACTGCTTCCCCTAATACTAACTTCCGTTCTCTTCTAGTCCCGGTAGCAGAAGATAGCGAAGTAGATGCTACAATGTTCTCTTCTATCCTCCAAGACCAAAGTACGGTGTCGTTCAGCCAACAGCCGTATATCCCATGGGGAACCGTATGTCTACGTGGTTCGTTAGTATTCTATGTCCCTAAAGGTAAGGAGGCCTACCTCCACCATGAGTTCCGCCTGAGGACACACGATTCTCATGCAGCCTATGCAACTAATGCACTAGATGGGCAGAAGGTCCCTGACAATATTGCTGGGCAAGTAGATAAGATGCTCTACACTGCTAGCCGTCTGAACGCTTTACAAATTGTAGTTAAACCAGCTCGTGGGACTTCTAATACCTCTCCAGTGGTCGACCCAGAGAGGAGTCAGTTAGACGCACCAGTAGATGTTTATCCGAATGTGGGGTAGTAGATGGCTACATATCAATGGAGAGCAACTACTACATATCAGAGCGATACGAGCCTTTCGTATGGCTCTGATGGCCCTATCAACTGGCAGACAGCCAATACGGGCGATTTAAGTGGTTCATATACTTACTGGTATCGTGATGCTAATGTGGCGTCTGGTGGTGTATATTCTGACGCAAACTCTAACCGAGTAGCTATTTCCATAACTGAATCTTGGAACGCTAGTGTCGACAGTATGAATAATCTTACTATTAAGATTATCACGACGCTCAATTCTATCGTCAGAGACGACCTGAGAGGTGCTAACCAAAACAGTCCAGGTAGGTATATTAATGTATATCGAGAACAAGGTGGGGCTGCAGTTCTTTCTTTAACCGATAATTCAGCAGGGACTGCTCATACTATTTGGTCTGGGCCTATGACTCTAGCCCAATATACTTTTACTCTCGCACCTGGACAGAACGCTACTAGAAGTTCTCTGTACCTACATAATCAGACTATTGGGTACTCTTCGTATGATGATATTTGGATTGGTGTACAGTTCAGAAACCCATTACCAGCGCCGGTATTGTATACGTTAAATTACAACGCTAACGGTGGTTCTGGTGCTCCTAACGCTCAGACTGCGTATTCTACTACTGGCGTACAAACTTTTACTGTACCTAGTACCTCTCCTTCGTGGGGATTGTATCAGTTCTTAGGCTGGAGTTGGACGCAGTATTCTGATTCTCGAACAGAGGCAGATGTCGATTATGTGGCTGGTGATACTGTAACCCTAGTGGAAGCTAATCCTACTAGAACTCTTTATGCAGTTTGGAGAAAAGATTATAGACCTGGAGCAACATACAATAATAGTATATGGTTAGGGCATGAGAGAAGTGGTGGAAAATGCCATGTGTACAATGGGACTGGTTTCTTCCAGATGAGAACTATAGGCGGCGAAGTTAATCAAAAAGGCAATCCACCATCCTCTTATCACGACAACGCATGGTATAATATGAAAAGGATAGGAAAGGAGTAATATGTATTCCGAGAATGAATGGCAAGATTTCTACAAGAATTACAGAGAGAGCCTAAGCAGACAACAAGATACTGGTCTACAAAGCCTAGACCAGCAAAGAAGAAACGCCTTCCAGACTATTATGTCTGGTGCGAACAAGGCTGGTATGTTGTATTCTAATTTCCCACAAAGAAGCAAGATACAGTATGACCAGAATACTTACCAACCGGCTCAGGCCAAACTGTACAACACTTACCAGACAGGGCTTAATTCTTTGCAACAGAATATACTGAAATACCAAAATTCTATTAGAGAGATACAAGATTCTATCGCCCATCTAAACTCTATGAAATAGAACGAAAAACCCCACTAGAAATAGTGGGGTTATCGAGATGATTGGATCACCTCCTTTCAAGAGAGGATTTTTATTTCATGGGTAACATATTGCTCAAAGAGCTCTATAAATTTTTGTGCGACGTTACTGGAGCCTTCGTATTCGACACACACTGTCTCACCTGACACATCAGGCTTGCCACCGATAATGCCTATACACTGTCGCAAGTTGTTCCTTTGGGGCTCGTTTTCTAATACAGCTGTGCATATTACTCGCATATAAACTCACCTCCTTTTATAACCCCATAATAGCCACATATGATGATTATTTTCACCAATGCACTTGGTGTGGCAACGCCATATACGAAGATTCTGTCTATCGTGTCAACTAAGTTTACTCTCATGCAAGCAAGCTCCTCCCAAAGGTCTTCACTTCGGAAATCGCCTACAATCTCAAAGGAAAAACTTATGTCCATCCCAATCACCTCCTTAATGTACACCCCCTGTATAAATATATTTTATCACAGAAGAACCCCCAAAATCCATTTTTGGGGGTTCTCTGAGGTATACTTTTTCTGATATTATTTTTTTAGTATTAATGTTATTTTTTGTTTTATTTTGGTCACTAAACCACCGTGCTCTCCATCCTTAGCACGTTGGTCTAATTTTTGGATAAGTTTTTCTTTTTGGCCAGAAGTTTTTGCGAGATTATCCTTCTGCATTTCATTTGAGTTTTTGGGAAGTACTGATGGAGCTACTTCATTAGGCAATCCAAAGTCGCACGCCTCAAATGCCAAGTTGAGGTTGTTAGCTGCAGCCGTTTTAGTCCGGTAGTAAGTCCTGTCATTTACAGTGCATTTCTGCACTACATCTATTCTTGTATTAGCAGAATAGTGCCTTATCACTTCGCCAGTTTCTATATCTCTAAGAGCAGATGCTCTCACTGTAAAAACAGTCTTCTTATCAGGTAGGTCTTTCCAGTCGTACTTCATGTCGTTCACTCGATTACAAAAATCATTTGGAGCCCTCCTCAACATTAGTTATCGTTACTTCAGAACCACCGCCGATATGCTGTACTAAAGTGATATAACCAGAAGCTGCTAGGCCGAAGGCAATGCCTTGCAAAGGCATAAGCCCGAGTATAGCGCCAGTGACTCCGCCGATTAACGCCGAAGCTGTTATGATAGCTGCAGCTTGCCAGTCTTTTTTAAATAGCCTTTTGATTAGTTCTGCAGCCCCCATCACCATACCAGTAATAACTACTGCCGTCATGGCATCTATCCCTAATATTTCTTCCATACTATACCTTCCTTAGATTATTTTTGTTTACAGCAGCGTATACCGGGCCGTCCATAGCATCAGCAGTGAGTACCGCTCTATCCCCGTTGAGTTGCATCACATAATAGAAATCACGGGTCTTCATTAGAGGTGTGCCAGTGTAATCTACCCAGTTATTCAATGTGACTCTATCTCCAACATTGATGTCTCCAGAAGGAGCTGGAGCCGGAGCTGGCTGACCGCCGTCTATTTTTACTAGGTTGTCAGTGTTAGCCGCAGCATACACGGCACCGTCCATTGAGTCTGCTCTAAGAACCGCACGATTTCCGTTAATTTCAGATACGTAGTAGAAATCACGAGTCTTCATAAGTCTTGTCCCGTTGTAGTCTACCCAATCTCTCAAGGTGACCCTATCACCGACATTAATATCAGTAGAAGGCGCTGGCGCTGGTGCCGGAGCAGGCGCAGGTTGCTCATCGTTAATCCTATTAGCCTCATCTGCAATATTCTGCATCCTGGCTCTTAAGAAATCACCTGGACAGGTTGTAGGAGCATACATAGAGTGCCAAGTAAGGTTTTGGCCCGGAACTAGAGTTCCTAGATTGTTTCTCTTAGCAATATCGGCTACCAATTTGATGAGAGAGTTATAAGTCTCATCAGATACTGGCCAATCGCCACCAGTCGCAGAGTTAGAGTTCTCAATGGTTACAGAGTGGACGTTGCTGTCCCAGTTGCTATCAGTCCACGCAGTGTTCTCTTCCTCTACATAAACACCGATTTCCCCACTCACGCCGATGCCATAGTGCGATGAGCCATTACGTCCTGCACGCTGAAAAATGTGTCCACAATCTTCAGCAGAAAGGATACCAGCCATGTGGTGAACTGTTATCTTATCAATCCCCCCATTTGGTCTGCCAGCTGTATAGTTGCCCGCATAGGCTGGGACTGATACAGTTGCTAATGACGAATGTGCCATTTAAGCCTCCTCTTTCTCTTTAGTTTCTATATTTTCCGGGATTTCACCGGGACCGATATCGTCGTTGAAATACTCATCGTTCATAATTATGTCTCCTTATGTTATAATTATAGCATGGATAACGCAAAAGAAACTTTTAATCACGAGAAGGCGGGTGTCTCTGATAAGATAGCACTAATAGGTGAGTTAGAACATGTGCAAAGGCACGCACTAAGAAGCGCAGTATCATTGTATAAAGAAGACGAGCCAGAAGAATCGAGATGGCTTCATTACGCCATAATAGCCAAAGAGGCTAAGGAGATGAGGAGAAAAATACAGAATAAATACTTCGGTGAACTCTCTCAATATGACTGGTGTCTCTGTAAATCTGCGGCGTGCCTTAGGCAAATAGCCTACGAGGTAATTCCGAGCGACACGAAAGAACTCAAAGAGATAGACGACCTAGTAGACAACATCTGGGGAGATGCGTTGCACATGGACCTGAGCGATTGTGAGGCTTGCAGAGATGATAAAAATGCGGTAGAATAATAAAAAATACCTCTCATTTATTGCGCCAGAGAGGTATTTTTTTGTCGCTAGTTATTGTGAGGCAATGCGTTTATAGCCGAGACAATAGCATCAGCCTTGCTTTCTAACTGGTCTATATACCCTATAATAGAGTCTAGTTTCCCAGCGATAGTGTCTAACTTGCTATTAGTAGTGCCCAGTAGGCTCTCTACTTCATCGGTCTGGTCGATAATAGTAGCCTCATTTTGGTTGGATGTCTCAGCGTCCATCGTTCTAATAGAATCTTTGTCTTGCTGAGAGTAGTTGTTGTATTCTTTGTAGCCGGTTGCCATATTTATTCCTTTTTAGTTATTCTATTTATAGTATATCAAAAAGTACCCTCAATTCTATGAAATTAGGTGAGAACTAACTCTCGCCAGGGTCTCACATTATAGGGCTCTCAGGCTTCGGTTCCTAGTTCATGATATTGTAAGCCCGCTTTACGAATCGGAACATTTCTGCAGTTCATCCTTTGGCTTATCGCCTCCCAGATATATATCTCTCGATCTCCGGTCCAGCTCTAACCGTCTGAGGGGGTTTATTGAGCTACTAATTTCACAGAATTGAAGGTACTTTATTGTTTAGAGCCTCTAGGAATCCGTACGGTATCTTGTATGAAAGCACTGGTTAAGTTTCCTATGCAGTGCAGCTCAAAACCTTTGGCTCATGCGTGAGAGCTCAACCTCTCTTGTACGACTTTCTGTCCAGTGTTTCACCTGTTGGACGGTATCAGCGTCGGCTTTACGGACCGTGTGGCGGACCCCTGCAGGGGCTCCCGTAGCACGTGGTTAGTGTGCTAACTCTATTATATCACAAAACTCCGCCAAGTGTGCTATAAAAGCCTGACGGAGATGTACTTCCATTATATCATAAATAACGCTCTGGCCCTAGCGTGTCTAATTGCTCTTGTAGACACTTAGCAACGTCTTTATTGTCTAGCAGTTGCCAGTACTCTGGGTCTGGGTAGACATGATAGAACGGCTTTATTTCACAACCCAAGGCTAACCCTTCAAGAGCGCATCTACCTATGGCATAGAGTTCTTTGTATTGGGCTATAAACTTTAGCATCTCGTCTCTAGGGAGATTCGGTGGCGGGAAGTCTACATAGTCTGGGATATTCTTGTCCTCATCTTCTCTCTTAAACGCCCACCGGTTGCCAGCATAGCAGGCTTGCTTTGTCTTTTTGGTTTGGAACTGTCTTACATAGTCTACATCTATCGAAAGGGGAAGGAATATTGCCTTTTTGTCACGGGAGATGGCCCAATCATAGGTCGGTTTAGTTGAGCACACCAATACTTGGTCTTTGTACTTATCTAGCCAAGAGTATACCTTGTCCCAGTTAAGGCAGTGGTGGATGAAAACGATAGCGTGGTCAAGCGAACGTAGGTGCTTCATACCAAGCGTGTCCCACGGTCTCCATGTCTCTACATTAGGGATAATGTTTTTAACAATCTCTTTGGAATAATAATAGGCGCCATTGTGAGCCCCAGAACCCTTAGGGTGGAACATTTTACAGTAGGCTATGTAGTTAGGGTCTGTGGTGTCTATTATTCTAGGCATACTATTATTATAGCAAAAAAAATGGAGCGCCTGCTCATTCGAGTTCCACTACTGCTAGTTGAGTGGCTTAACCCTCTCGGGTCAGGTGCTATGTTTTTATTATAGCAAAAAACTCCCCGAAGGGAGTTTCTTGCATCTTCTAGGATGTGCGATTAACAATAGTCGAAGTTCTCGAATTGGATAATCAAGCCATAGACCGGGAAGGTGATACCCGAACCAGTGTAGACTGTGTCAATCATACCTGCGTAGAGTTTGTCACAGTCGTATGGACGGATGTTCAAGTGGTAGCCATCTTTCTCAAACGAGTAGCCAACGCGTGGGTCGAGAATAGCGACGTACTGAGACTCACCATCAGCAGCCCATAGAGGATACTGAGTAGTAAGAGAAGCAGCACCAGAACCACCTGCACCAACGGTCATCCATGGAGAGCGCTCGAGGACAACTACAGGAACGTCGATGCCCAAGATTTCTTTCACACGGTCAACCAAGCGGTAGCCAGGATATAGCCATTGCTCGAAGGTGTTCACACGAGTGTTGCTGAAGTTCAAGTTGTAGACAGTTTCTACACTCTTGATAAGTTCAGTAGCGAACTCAGAAGTGATGAACACGGTTGGGTTGACATTAGAGAAGCTCTGCTTCATGTACCACACAGCTTCAGGAACGACACAGCGAGCGTTAGCGGTTACTGTACCTTGATTTGCCCAGAAGTGGGTTGGGTGGGTAGCAGCAAGAGCAGCGTCAACAGTCGTTGCAGGAGCAGCGATAAGACCATCGATAACGGTGTTCCAGAGGTCTACTTCACGACCAAACTCATAGGCTCTGCGAGAGAGAGCGTATTGCTGGGTGAAGAACTCGGTGTTCCAGAAATCTTTGTTCTTGTCGCACATACGCACGCCGTAAGCGTACTCACAATCAAAGCGGAAGCGAAGCTGTTCAAAGCTTGGCAAAGTGTTGATACATGGTACGGTACAGTCAAGCACGATGTGATTATGACAACTGTCACCATCATTAGCCGCATACTCAATAGCTTCCTTCTGGAAGAGAGAGAACGGGTTCTGGTCTTTCTTAATGTTCACGATAATCTCTTGACCATATTTGAGATTACCTAGAAGTGTACTGGTGTCGATGATAGATTGACCAGTGAAGAAGGAACGAGCAGAGCTGAGTTCCATCTTGAGGGTTGGCTCATCAACGAGGTCACGTTTTACGATTTCACGATACAACGGGAAGTTGAGCTCGTAATCGAAAACAGAAGTCGTAGAAGGAGCAGTTGGAGCAGTCACTACAGTTTGGTTGTAGGTGGTGCCATAGCCAATAGTAGCCATTGTTTTTCCTTTCGATTAAAAATTACTTAACTCTGACCTCCTAGGTTGAGGCGGTTGATTATTCCGTCGCTTCCATAGTTACCAATTCTAGCCGGGATTACTCTGCCACTTGCCTCTACAGTTATCACACTGTCGGGGATTAGCCGGGTTTTCTCTGAGAGATGGTAAGGTTCTACCTCTAGTGTATAACATATTTTAGAGAAAATAAAAATTTTATCCTCTAAAAATTAATTTTGTCTGGCTATTCAATGGACCATATAGCTTTTTTATTTCTTTTGTCCCCTGAGGACCAAGATACGGAGTGTATGCTGTCGCTGAACTTCCAACTTCTAGCATCAGATTAGTGTAATCTACAGTGACTGAGCCAACGGAACCGCTGACTGAAGACCCTGAAGCATTATTGTAAAGCCACGCAATAAGATATGGCGCAGAAGAATTTTCTACCACTGTCCATTGCACAGTCTTATTTCCCGAACCGGAAGCATCTGATTTTGATATTCTAGTAGATAAATCAGCATTTCCAAGTCCTATAATTATTCGAGGGACATTGGTGCTACTTGGAGTAGCTGTACAACTCATAGTGATTGTCTTTCCTGCGTATTCACTAGCTAATCCTATTTTGTAGACTACTGCGTCGTAAGTGCCAGTTGTTGTTGTAGTGTTACTGGTACGTACTCCAGTCGATATAGTCGTAGCTGTCAGTTTCCCACCGACGAGCATTCCTGGCGTTGCTGAGTTATCAAATAAATTCTTGCTGGGATTTTTACCATACAATTTTACGATTCTTCTAGCCCCCTGGACCCCAGTATACGGTTGATACGATGTTGCAGAAGACCCAGTTTGTAATTGTATCTCTGATATAGACGCGGTTCCGGTACTACCAGTGCCATCAATCCCGCACCCATAGAACCACCAGTTTGAATATGTACCAGCCAACGCAGAGGTTATCGTAAACGTGAATGAAGCTCTGATTGTATCTCCTACAGTTTTAGTACCCCAACTAGTAAAATTCTTAGTAGACGTGCCGCCAGAGTTCCAGCCTATCCTGAAACCACACACAGAAGCATCAGATGTATCGTTTCTGGTAACTAATTTATATGTAGCAGATACCGTATATGTCCCAGCAGACAAAGAATTTATTATCGCCAAAAAATCAGTTTTGTTGGTTGCCCACGCTATTGTACCGCTATAGCTTGCTATTGAGCTTAAATTTGGGCTAGGGTTTTTACCGTATAATTTAACATCTGTTTGAGTAGTAACAGACACAGTGTTGCCATTTGTAATGTAATTAGATTGGCTCGTATTGGTTGTGCGTATTCTAGTTCTAATGCTATATGTAGTTGCAGGGCTAAGCCCAGTTACTGTATATGTTCCACTTTTTGCCCCAGAACCACTTTGCGTAGTCATGGTATTCCAGTTTGTCCCATCTAAGCTATACTCTAGAATCAAATTATATGCGCCACCTTGATTCCCAAATGACCAGCCTATTGTTATTTTACTTTCTGTAACAGAATTTTCTACGATAGTTACGACTGGAGGGGCAGAACAGTGGTCGCCTATTCTAAGAGAGCCTGCAGACGCAGCTCCATTAGTAGCATAAACACCAACTGTGTATATAGTATTTGGCGTTATCGTAAGAGAGCCGGATGATGAATTGTTCACCCTGATGGTAGCCGAAGTCGTCCCGTAAGATGCTTGATACCGTCTAGGCTCAACTAAGCCAGTATCACTCCTAGTCCATACCTGTGCTTCAATGTACCTTTGAGATGAACTGCCACCGGTTCCCCAGCCGGAGACAGATACACCTATGTCGTACCAATCTGGCCCAGCGACACAACCGGTGAATGACAAGTCGGTAGGAGGGGAGACTTGCGAGCCGATTGTTATACTACCACTACACCCGAGCACAGAACTGCCCCCCGGGTTATTGAATGTCCAGCTAAAAGTGCCTCCGCTAGTCGGGATAGAGAAGCCTGAAGCGCCACAAAGTTGAATCCAGTTAGTCCCAACCGTGCCTGAATAGGAGTAGGGGGCAGAAATTGTGCTTCCATTAAAAGTAATTGAAGCTTGAGAGTCTGCCCAAGAACCTGTATAACTAGAGGTTCTTCGGAATTCCATATAACAGCTCGCAGAGGTGCCGCTATATTCGACCCTCATGCGAATTCTGTTATAGGTTCCTACTGCTACTTCACCTGAATACGCCGTTGCCATACTTTATATCTCCTTATGCGTCATAAACTGCGATAAATTGTCCATCCGCGATTGATGCTCCCTCACCCGGGTCAGTAGTTGTCATCGTGATGGTAGCGAGTGTCCCATTTGCGCTCGGTAACTGATATGTATAACTGCTATGCTGCAACGAGCCAGTCACTTTGACATTGGCTGGGAAAGTAGCGTTCTGAGATGCATCTATGGTATATAGTCTGCCAGTTTTGGCCATCTCGCTTTGTGCGCTCCAAGTATCTGACCCGATAAAACGAAGCATCTTAAGTCTCATGTTGCTATTAGTAGATGCTCTGCCAGTGGCCCAGAAGATTAATTCCATCTCGCCAACGTTGCCTGTCTGATTGGAACTACCACCGAACCGATATATATATGGGATGCTGTTCCAGCCACTCCGACCAAGCAAATCGTATGTGCCAACTGTTGTCCAGTTTTCAACGTTATTTTGATAGTTTCCTATCGTCCTATTTCTGATTTGTACCTTCATCCCAGATGCACCATCGCTAGAAATGTTTATAAGAATTTCCTTCAGACTAGTATAAATCAGATTCGCCGTACCGTCTAGGTTGTGGATTCGCACTCTTAATCTGTCGTCTGATGCAGTATTAGTAGCAGTCGCTCTGCCTCCAGTGTACAAAGATACGTTGGCATCGTAGGTGACAAGCTGTACCTTCATATCGTTTGTAATTGATGAGTAATCTGTCCATGTACTGCCACCGTCCTGGCTGTATGCCACAGCAATAAGCTGTGCTGGAAGAAAGGCGAACTTATTATGGCTAAATTCATCTACGCACCCCATCACGCCAGGTGTCATATCTCCATCAATATGGTTTTTACCGCCCCAAGTTACATAGGATTCTTTTACATCTGTGACTGGGATTGTAATGTCCGCAGACCCATCAAACGATGTGGCTGTGCCAGTCGCACCAGTCCCTAACCCGATAGTTCTAGGAGTAGCAAGTTTGGTGGCTGTGCTAGAATTTCCATTTACAGTGGCTACGCCGTTGGTGATGTTGATTGCTTCTTTGTAATTGGAACCTACTTTATTGCCTAGACTTAGCTGAGCATTCGCATCATCAGTACTATATATCTTTGTTATGCCTAAGTCTGACGTAGAAGAGTCATAGTCGACAGCAAAACCGTCGGTAGAACCAGTTAGCGTGAATATATTAGTATTAGCAATAGCACCTGAACCAAGATTCCTTGTTATAGCTCCAGTTATAGCGCCACCAGCTAATGGCAAATAACCGTCTAGGTCATCCTGAGTGGCTATTTCACCAGTATCTACAGACACGGTGCTACCGTTTTTCTTGATACCATATCCAGCGTCTATCTCGTCCTGCTTGCTGTCAATTTTTGCCAGAGTTCCTTCTAGGGTTTTGTTGAATGTACATACATCAAGTATCCCTGGCAAGTTCTCACTCGTTACGGTAAATACAGTTTTATTATCATATGTCGTCGCTCCCCACAGCGCCTCAAGCTGTGCTATCAAATCTGCATTGGTGATTTGAGTGTCGGTAGGGGTTGCAAGAACATAATAAGCTGTGATGGGATTATCCGCTAGCCACGCTTGGACTTCTTCTATTGTCATCTGTCCGAAAATACTGTCATATCGGATTGAAATTCGCTGTGCAGACGAAGTGCCAGAGATCCCATCTTGGGAGTAAGTGTCAGTCGTCACGGGTATTAGTTTGTCAGAATAACCAACTACTCCAGTCACATCTTGTTTTATGTCGCTAACTGTTACTGAAAAACGGTAGTTCACGCCACCGCTTGTAGTTTGACGATACCAAGTGCCACTTCCGTCAAGTACAGCTTTTCCGGTCTCTTTATGCAAATACCAATTACCACCACTCTTGTAAATATAATCCTGATATTCACCAATCTTGCAAAGCTCTATCGGCTCAAAGTATGGTGCGTAAGAAGTGGCAGTAGGCCCCTTTTCGAGTTGGATGCCATCGTATTTTATATTCACGGCGACATTGACTGTAAGGCCTTCGATAGCCACCCTGAAACGGTATGCGTCTTTGTTCAGAGTAAATGTTCTGCTGTGAGTATTTGGGTCTATTCTTATACCGGATACTATGATTGCGTTGTCGCTATCTCGGAAATTAAAATTCAAAGCCTGAGAGCTAGTTGCTCCAGTAACAGTGTCGTATGAAATAGTATAAGTCCCAGCCGGCAAAACATGTGGTAAAGGCACTGACGAACCGTTATCTATAAACCTATAGGTAAGATCTTGTCGTGTGTTTGTGCCAGTGACCGTTATAGAACCCCCATTTTTTGTCGAAGTAATACCTTCTGAGGTGAAGGTGGCATTTTCTAATGTCACCAGATTCTTCCCTAGATTTATTTCATAACCTTGGTGCGATTCGTACGAGGTAGCCGTAGAGCCAAGCTCCAACTGAACATTCTGATATTCCGCATAAGCTCCTGCACTCGTTACTACACCTGATGAGCTGTACAAAACGACGCACAGATATGGGCTAGTAGAATCTTCCTCCACCGTCCAGCTTAGGTTAATAGAATCGTCATTAGTCTGAGCTCTAGCCAGTCTATTCTCGCCGTTAGCATTGCATAAACCAATATAAGCTCTGGAACTGCTAATCCCGCTCAGTGTTCTTGTAGCACTAAGAGTGACCGTCTTTCCAGCGTAATCAGAGGCTTTGCCTATTAAGAATAGGCACCAATTAGAATTTGAGGTTGTTGCCGCTGCGCTATTTGTTATTTTGACACCAGTATCGGTAGTCTCTATTGTAATACCGGCAGCGTGAAACGTAGGTGTAGCCGTGTTGTTGAACAAGTTTTTTCCATATATATCTACCACCTGTCTACCAGTAGCAGTCTGCACCTCTTGCGGATAATCTGGATTTGGTGCTGGGATGCCACCGACATAGGGCTCGAATGTAGTAGCCGTGCCTTGTTCGAGCTGAAGATTAGATTCGTTTACTATATCCTGCGTCCAAGCCGATTCTCTACGCATCCAAACACGCAAGTATGTACAATTTGCAGGAGTTGTAATTTTTCTAGCTTTAACGTAATCGTAGTATACAACTCTTGAAATAAAAGTTTTTGAGCTGTCAAAAAAGGCGAATTGAATTTGAACTGTACCACTTCCGTTATAAGAGGCCGTATAATCAGTATTAGGATTTACATCAATATAATCGAATAGGGCATTATTTGAACCAGAATCACTTATTACAGTCCCACTTGCATTAATATAGCCAGCAGTGAAGCTCGATGAATCGAACAGATTCTTCCCACTATACGTCTGCTGGAAGGTATTGCCTTTGAGCTCGACTGATGCTATGCCAATGGGGTCTTCTGTCTCGATAGTAGTGCCTTCGTCACAAGAAGTAGCATCCCCAGTAAAGTAATCCGCAGGGCGGACATCTGCTGATATCACATTATTTGTTATATCTATGGCGTTACCAGCTGTGAGCTTGTCTTGCTTGCCAGCGATAGCAGTTTGGACATCAGCTGCGGTTTGATACCCCGCTCCGTTAGTAAGTTCATTGTTATTGGTAGGAACTGTAATGTTCGCAGTTTTGTTGGTCCCTGAGTTAGCCGTGAAAGTCTGGATTGTAGTGCCGTTTTTCTGAATCGTCAGTGTGGCATTATTGACTGTCGGAATATCTGATTTAGTGGCTATAGTAGAAGTATCGACGGAGAATTGTATGCCAGATAAGTTAAGACCGTTGCCAGCAGTATATTTTGTATCCGTAGCCGAGATAGTATTGCCAACTATCTGGACATTACTGCCAGCCGTTAAGGTGTCTTGCTTATCGTTCAATAGTGTATCCGTTTGAGACTTTGTATAATAAGGCCCTTCAGAACCTATCAGCGAAAATGATTGTGTCTGCGTAGACCACCTATAATAAGTTGTGGCGTCATTCTGAGTTTCATCTTGCAGAACCTTAATAATGTCATTATTCCCAAGAGTAGAAGTGTCGTAATCTTCTAACTCTGCGTGCGTGCCCACAATATCTTTGACATCTGAGCCAGCCACAATACTATCTATCTGAGATTGTAGACTATTATCTGCGGCCTGTCTAGAATTAGATTCTGATGTTATAGCTCCATTGAGAGCTGTATCGGCCAATGCTCTTGTGGAAGCTTCAGAATCTATGTTGTGTTGTAGCGTGGTATCGGCTGACTGTCTATTAATTATCTCTGCCGATAAATTGTTACTAACTGTATTTATATTCCCCTGCAACGCAGTGTCAGCTTCTTGCCTAGCAGTCGCTTCATTATCTATATGGTCCTGAAGCGTATTGTCTGCGTTTTGTCTAGCAGTCGCTTCGTCACTTAAATCAGAGATGACACCATCGATACGGTTTCCGAGGGCGGTGTCTGCGTTTGCTCTAGCTTGAGCTTCTGCTACAATATCAGCAGATAGCCCATCGTCAGCGTCTCTGCGTGCTTGTTCTTCAGCATCGATGTTGTCTTGCAGGGCGGCGTCGGCGGCTTCTCGTGCGGCGGCCTCGTCGGAAAGAGATGATGATAGTGAATCTATTTCTTCAGAGAGAGCTTCGTCACCGGCTATCCTTTCTTCTTTTTCGACGCGGATTTCAACGCCCAATTCATTTATTCTTCTGATTAGCTCGGAGACATCAGTAGAAATCTGAGTTGGGATACCGTCAGAAGAATACAAGTAAATACTACCAGTGGCTTCGTACTGCAAGAGAACATTCCGGTATTTCCCTACAGTTGGTGGGAAATCTTCCTCATCGCCCATAGAGGAGGGGACGACAACCTTTCTGAAAAGAATTATCTTACTAGGGTTATTTATCTTAACCACAGTTTCAGTAAAATCTTTATTGCACTTAGGCGCAACATTATCTCCGCACGAGCTACAAGCCATTTAAACCTCCTGTCCAATTACATGCCCAACACCTGTTCTATCAAAGAACACTTCTTCCCATACGCCGTCGATCTCAGTATAGCAGGACTGAGAGCGTAGTCCGAGGGGGTTGCCCTCAATGTCGTATTCAGCGACCTCTACTGGGCCAGCCCAAGTCACCATTGGGCGATGTTTGTCGTCTACATAAAAGGTAGTATTGATGCTCGTCACATGGACGAAGCAGTTAGCAAGAGAGGTAATACCGTCGATAGTCTCAACCGTGACAGCAGGAATTACAGCCTTAGCTAAGCAGTTAGGTTTATCTTTTCTTATGCAGGCAGGGGCTACACAAGAATATTCGGATAGGCAAGAGTCAATGTAGTTGCATGGTTGTGGCAACTGACCCCATGGCCTTCCACAAGTATTGCAGTTAGTATCATTAGTTTCCATATCTCTATTATACCGATAATAATACAGAAACAAAAAAAATACCCCCTTTTGTGGGGGTATTTTCTACAAACTATTTCTTAGTAGTTTTCTTTGTAGACTTAGCAGTCTTCTTTGTCCTTACCTTTACAGCCTCTGTTTTTGCCTTTTTAGGTACAGCGACCGCCACACGGATTACTTTTTCATCTGGCAACATCTCTACCATATCCTCTATGATGCCTGTTAGCACTGAGATTTTAGTATCCAAAATCTTAATATTCTCGTTTAGGGCTATAATTTTATCGTTTTCATCGGCGATAAGTTCTAGCAAATCTTTTTTATGAATCATAATAGTCTCCTTATTTACATCTTCTTTTTAATAATGCTTTTTGGGTTTCGTCAAGCTTCTCCTCTGGTATTGTCATATATGATCCTGAGATACCATCCCCAAACCCATGTTGTAGTGCCCATGTATACACTTTATAATCATAATTTGTAATCATGAACCACTGATTTTTTTCATCGTAGCTATACCGATTAAACGGTTGCTTGGTAGGGTTTTCTTTTACCCTATAATATAACCGAAACATAAACCCGTATAAGTTAAAGAACGCAGACACGGGATTTTTATTTTGTCCTTCTTCGGTCATAGCGTCTGCTACCATATCTATCAGCTCAGGCCATCCACCTTCGATTTTCTCTTCGATAGATATAATGCGGTCTAACAGATTGGTAATGCAACCCCACTCTAGGTTTAGCTCATGAAGCTTTTTAATTTCGTCCATACTCCTACTTTCTCAAGCTTCTCTCTATCGGTCTCCATCCTTCTTCTTTCCTCAAGAGAGGACAACTCTTTGGATCGACCCCTTCGAGAGATTCTACCGCCCTTCGCTCCTGCGATAGCTGCAAGCTCACGGTTGGCGGCAAATCCACCACATTTATAAAATTGGTTTACATATCTCTGAGCCTCTTCTTTTGTACTAAATTGTTTACCTTCTGGAATACGGTCATTCGCCTCTACTCGATATTTTCTCCTGCTTTTATCGTAATAGAAGTATGCCCTAACACGCCCTACTTTTAATGTAGTAATCGGTTCCGGCTTAAAATCGTAAACCCTACGTCGAATAGTTTTTTCACTAATACCGTTTTTTTCGGCAATATCCTTGATAATATAGCCCTGTTCAACCGCCGTTCTGATTTGCCCACCGAGTCGATTCATAGCTTCAGAAGTGTTGTCTTGTAGCCCATTTTTTATTGCGTGTCTGATATTCTCCATATTAGACACCCACTCAAGATTCTCTACCCTATTATCAGTTTTATCACCATTAATGTGATTTACCTGTGGTTTATTCTCTGGGTTAGGCAAAAAATTTTCCGCCACTAATCTATGTATTTTATATGTACAAGCCCCGTATTTATCGGTCTTGCCATATCTTAATCTGATACGCAGATAGCCTTTTGCATCTTTTTGAGGCATCATAGTTCGCTTATCCTTTGACAGTATTTCCCCGTCATCAAATAGGGTGTATTCCCCTAACGAGACAGCCTGTCTGCTGTCGATAGAGACGGTGTGACCGTTGCGACCACCCTTGGCACCGATTTCTTTGTAGAAGTCAGGACCATGTCTCATTTTGTTTGTCATGGCAGCTTTCATGCCGCCTTGTTTATTACCAGCCATTTGGCCTCCTCTCTTTGATAGTTGTTATTATAACCTCATATTATCACACATGACTTAAAATGTCAATGGTTATTTTTTCTTAGATTCTTTCTCCAAAATCTTTTCCATCTTATCTATATCTGGGTCTCCATTCTCTTTCTCGTCAATAGTTTTTACTTTGCAGAAGTTCTGCACACCCTCATATAGATTCTTGGCTCCCTCAAGCCAGCGATTAAACTCTTTCCTGTCTAGGTTGTAAATCATATCTAGGGTAGGTTTTAGCAAGCCTTCCACTTTGTCATCGTCTGTCTTTTTCTTCCTAAATAATTTCATATTATTCTCCTTTCAAAATTTTATCTAATTCATCGTAGACTTCTCCAGAGAATTTCTCCTCCATCTCCCTCTGTAGCTGTCTTGCTGAATCATTTTGGTTGACCACTTCCATAGCCTTCTCCCATTCCTTTTCATCTTTATACGGTGTGGGATATTCCTTATCCCCTATGATAAGTTTCCATTTTCCCCACTTAGCCAATTTCTTTTTGTCTTCCGCATAAAACTTCATGTCATATTTATGGATCAGTATACGCATGGGAGCCTCTAGGCTAGGAACCTTTAGATAATCTAAAAAGGTTGCATAGGCTCTTAAATCAGCACCTGGATGGTCTTGGTTATACTCATAGATGGTCTTAAAGGCCTTCTCTGCTCCTTCAAGCAAAAACTCTCTTGGGTAAAGAGGATTACCATGCTTATATAGGGTGATGGCCCTGCCGGTGTGGATACAACCTAGATGGTCTAACGCACATACGCAAAACACTCTTACAAACTTAGCCGTTCCTTTTCTATAGTCTATCTCATAGACTTCATGTCCATGTCTATGTCTAAGGTTTTCGGGCTTTTCGCCACATATTTCGCAAGTATCATCTGCGAGTGCGTAGGCACTCTTACGCATGTGATTCCAGGTAGAAGCCCCTAGTAATGTCCTAGGGGCTACACCATGTAACGGTTTAGGGATGTTAGGCATGGCTATGAGTGGTCTGAGGTCGTCATCAGTGGGCGGTGTCCACTTAGTGACATACTTTATATCAAACTCACTCTTGCTCATCTCTTATATAATCCCTATTTTTTATCTTTACTATTACCCGACCACCGCTTTGGTCTCGTATTTCTACGAGCGGAGTAGCCACGATACCCTCCCAATCTTTGAACTCACCCCCAGCTACTCGTTTTATCAGGTTTTCCAGTGTATCACTATGGCCTAACCCACCATCCATATAGGTATAACAAGTGTTCAAGCCAAAATAATCAGCGATGCTACAAACATCTCCTGGGCAAAGCCACGTTCCGTTAATGTTCACATCGAAGACAATGAAGCTCGGCGAGTCAAGTTTCAGCTCATTAGTCTGTACTTTCGGCCCCATAATTTCACCGAAGATAACTACATTCTTGTCCCTCCCGAACTTTTCCTCAAATATTTCCTCTTGGAACACATTGTTCATATATTCTGTAATGTCGCTACCACACTGATAGGCATTGCTTTTGCCGTTCCATAAGGCTTGCTCACCGTTCCACTGAACTCGCATGTTCTCGCCATCCACCTTCCTAGAATAACTCCATAGAGAAGTAGATAAGTATCCTACTAATGGAGAGCGATATATCTCATCGCCACCATCATTTGGCAGAAGCAAACGCCATTTCTTTGTGGCTTTGCCATATTCTTCATCTTGTTTAGTTGGTGCATCGATATGATGGTAAGTCATATCGAATGCGCCCTGTTTAGTCTGTCCCATTATTTTACTCCTACAGAAATTTTATCAGTGTTAATAATATATGTGCCATTGCCGTTACGGATAGCATCAATCAGTTTCTCTGTTAATACGGCATCGGTAAGTTGCTCGGTCTTAATTCGGTTTGTCTCGGCTTCTACTTTTGCTTTCTCTTGGTTATTCTTGGCAGTCTCAATTTCCTTTTCAGCAACGGCTTTTCTCTCAAGAGCGGCATTAAAGTCTGGAGAGAAATCATAATTGACAAGCGATACAGCTACGACATTTACGCCATAGTCTGCTAGGTTTTCTCTAAGCTGTGTGGTAATGTCTTCCACTATTTTGTTTCTCTCTGTCACTAGGCTTTCTGCGTTATACAGAGCAAGCCTATCTTTAATGAACTGAGTTAGCAGTGGAGAAATCAATTTCTCTTGGTATTCCTCACCGACAGATGAGAACACTTGGTCGGCTTTCTCGGGGTTCAAATTGTAATTGACATCTATGCTGATGTTAGAAATAGACTGAGCGTCCTTAGTTGATGCTGTCAACGCCGTGAATGATTGTTTCTGTATCTTAGTGTCCATAGAGATTATCTCTTCCCACGGTGCTATCAGATTAAACCCTTCGTTAGCCCTTCCAGATACCACGCCGAAACTTGTTTTCACCCCCACAGTCCCAGTAGGAACTATTCTCACTACTGCTAAGCCTAAAGCTATAATAGATAGGAAGATAGCTGACGGCCAAACAATCTTAGTAGTCATTTTTGACACGCTTTCAGCACGGTCTTTGGCGTCTCTTTCTCTCTTTCTAAATTCTGCTTCGGACTCATAACCGCTCTTACGAGGGATGTCGCTATTCATCCAAGCTTTTACAGTTTTAGGTAGTGCTGCCGCCAAAGCAAGCAACACAATGATTATAATAATTGATAACATATATTTTTCCTCCTTATAGTTTAGTTGTTAATTATTATTAAAATGGAATAGATCACCTTTTTATAGTATTGTCATGCGTTGTCATCCATTGGATATTCCCTATCACATACCCACGGGAGTTGTCTATTCTGTCTATAGATGGGGATTTATTCCTATCCCAACCGCTCTCTATCCATTCGTTAAACAACCTCATAAATATATCTTTGTTTTCATCGCACCATCTCATCCATTCGTCAAAAGTTAGTATCTCCATATTGTCGTATGAACGGTGATTCGATTTTCCCATGCACCTTGCTCTCATCATATAGTATTTGTGCTTGATATACCTATCTGGGTTTGTCCGATAACGCTTTGAGTCAATAGCTCTGGTATCTCGTTCTCTCTCATATCTTTTTGTGCACTCTTTACACTTATTTAGGTGGCCATCTGCCATCATTTTGTGTTTGTAAAATTCATCTATGGACTTGACTTCCCCGCAGATGAAACATCTTTTCGTATGGTTCATGATACCATTCTAATATTTTATAAGTTACTAGTCAATTCCCATTTTAAGTGGGGATGGGTCCCCTAGTTAAAAGGCATATCATCGAGCGAGATTTCTTCTGCGTTCTCGATATCGTCTTTGATAGAATCTGGTGATACTACCTCGTTTGAACTCTCTTTCGGCTGACCTTCGTCACCGTGTGGCATAGCCACTGAACGGTCAGTAAATTCTGCACGAGCGTAATCGTTCTCGGTATAAACCTCGATCTCAAGCTCAGGTTTCTTAGCCAAGAGTTTCTTATAGCAAGCCTCATAGCCTTTAATGATGTCGTCCTTATTAGATTTGCTTTCGGCCATCTCAACGCCTTTCTTGGCGTTGTCTTCGCTAGCACCGAATACCATCATCAGACGTTTGTTATGAATGTAGCGCCAGTTATCGTTCTTAAACGATAGCCAGTGGTCTGCCGTTGGGAATTGAACATCCCCTTTATCTTCAAAGTGGAACTTCATGATTACGGAACCATTCTGTCCTACCTCTTTAATCTCTACACCATCACATTTGACAGTATATTTGCCATCGGCTGCATAAGCCTTAAAGTTCCCACCTGCCTTCTCTTCTGCTGTATCCCAATCAATACTCATAATTATTTTCCTCCTTTAGGTTGTAATAGTTTGTTAATATCTATATCGTCTAGTTTTACCTCGCCAGACATACCAAGCCTGTTCTTAGCTAATGCCACCATGTCGCTGTCTAATACAAGCACACGGTCTCCGTTGCTATCTTTCTTGAGATAGAACACTTGGTCGCACCACTCCACAAATACGTTCATGGTGTTTACATCAATCTTAGGCGTGATACGCTCCGTATCAATACCATCGGCATCCATCATATCCTTTCTCTCTGCGTGGGCAATGAGGCAGATGCCATACCCTTTCTTATTCAATGCGACTAAGAACGGCAATAGTTTGGTTCTAATATGATTTTCAAGAACCTGCTTACCATTTCCATAGCCACCGTTGGAACGGTTAAGGGTCTCCGTTAGGTTATCTTTGTTGATACCCGCCGCTTTCTCCACGACTTTGCGCACTAGCCAGTCGACACTATCTATCACGATGGTGTTGTATTCTTGTTTACTGGCACGATACAGTTCCATTAAGTATGCGTAAAATGTATCTAGGTCAGTAATCTGCTCAGTCCTCGCACAATCTATATAGTTTAGACCTCCTTCTAAGTCTAGAAAGATCGGCTTGGTGAGTTTGCTCGCTAGCGTGCTCTTGCCAACACCTGGTAATGAATATAACATTAACTTAGGCGCCGTAGGCGTAATGCCAGTGAGTATATTCATACTCTACTCCTTTCTCCAAATTGTTAGTTTAATATTTATGGTTGAGGGCTTTGATGGGCTTAGCCCTCATAATCAGTATATCAAAGTCAAGTCATTTTGTCAACCTCCTTACATTCAATTATGTTTCTATACCAAGAGAAGAACCCATTACGCCAGCCATATACTTTACAATCGTATGTCTTACCTTCTTCTAGCCGGCCGTATAAGTCGGATGAATTAAACTTTCCCTTGATTAAACTATCTACATTTTCAAATGTTTCGTCGTCAGACCAGATAAGATACCTAGAGCCTTCTCCATCTCGGTCAACGATACGTTCTTTGCTATTTACGGTGATCGTCACATTACTTTCTTGTAAGTACCCAGATGCGAACACCCCTATCCCAATGGCTAACCCAGCGAAAGCAATCGCTGCCATAACTCCCCAAGTGTTAAATCCTTTTTTCATTTTGTTCTCCTTTCTCTAATTTTTTAGCTGCCTCATTTAATTCTAGCGCCTGTTCTGCTGTTAAGTTTCCAAATCTTTCTGCCCAGCTACTCATTTCATCTCCTTCAATTCTCTTATTAACTTGTTAATTTCATCTGCTGTATCAGACGCCACCTCTTCTATCTCTATCTTCATACTCGTTATGTCGGCTGTCACTGCTAGGATAGTTTCTCTAAATTCCCTAGAGGCTTCATTATTTCCATAGACTTTGCGCGCTGATTTATTAAGCAACTTAAGCGAATTTAATATTGTGTTTATACTCAATACGCTGTCCTCGCAGGCCACCAATACTTTTGTATCGTCGTCTATCTTTTTGTTCATTTCTTTTAATTCTTTACTCATTTGTGTTCCTTTCTTCTATCTTATTATTAACGCACCAAACATCTTCTGCAAAATCACTTTTATTTTTAAGACACTCGTATATGGCATCTTCTATGGTGCCAGATGTTTTAAGATACCAATACGTCTGTGGGAATTTTTGTCCTAGCCTGCGTATTCTACCACGAGCCTGTATGCTTGTGCTATAAGAATAGCAAGCCTCAACACTTACCAAATAATGTAGGAATTGAAGGTTCAACGCCTCTGAGCCAGACTGCCACTGGCATAGTATCATATCGTTTGGACCGATAGTATCAGAGGTGGGGATTTCGTGGTGCTTGCCATCTATTCTCCAGACCTTCGCTTCCTTCGGAATTGCTTTACTAATGATTTGTTCAAGTTCATCGCCCGTCTTTACAAAATTATAAAAGAACACGCAGCCACTTTCAAGACTATCTACAAAGTCTTTCACCCACTCTTGCTTATCTTTGGTAAAACACTTTCTCCTTAACTCGGCACACAAAGCAGCCGATGTATCTAGAAATTCTCCTTCATCATTAAGTCTAGTTTTCAGAACTTTATTATATGATGTAGGCTTCTTAAAATCTATTACATTGTGCGTTTCACTAGGTAATTCAGACATAACTTTAGATGTATCTGGTGAATAACTTATTGCGTCCCACATCTGTTTTAGCTTGTCCTCATATCTCCATCCAACAATCTCTGGGTAGCCCTTGTATGTCTGCACATTTGCGTAGGTATTTAAGAACGATGTCTTGTTCTTTACGCACCCACAAGCCTGCAAATACGGGTAAAACGCTAACCAAGTGTCGCCAGGCGTTCCAGTAAAACCAGCCCAGTTGTCTGTGGCTTTAGTGATTTTTAAGAAGGCACTCCCCATGCCTGAGCTCACGCCAGCCTTAGCACGCTGGACCTCATCAAAGACATAGACATAATCGCCCAGATTTGTGCTGTTAGCCTTAGTCCATGCCTGCAATTTATGCCAAGAGAGAGTGATGATAGCGATTTCTTTTCTGAGAGAGGCTGGGACAAAAGCTTCAAAGTCATCAGCGTGGTCTGAAGTCTTTGCTTTGCTAGCAGTGGTGACCACCAATATATTTTTCTTCCCTGTATCTCTGCACCTCATCGCCGCCCATACCATACTCATAGGGTTTTTACCAGCACCACACGGTGCTATGATAATGCGTTTACCAGACAAGAGTTTAGCCACTGCTTGTTTCTGAAAGTTATAGAGCTCCATTTCTCTAACCTCTATCAAAACTTCTTCTGCAGTTCTTTTAGGTATTTTCCGACCAGCCCACCTATCTTTTCTGGTTTTTCCCAACCATGTATGATACGATCACTAATCTTGTAGCCGTCATCGTTGCTACACTCCCAATGCCAATTACACTGGGCTCCACACAGTTCGCACTCGCCACACTCATCATCGTCCCCCCAATCTATACACTGGTACGGATGGTCGCACTCTACCTGTACATCCTTCCATGGTTCGCTACCCCATACCCAACATACATTGTCATTATCATCTTCGATAGAGAAGTCAATAGGTTCTCTATCTTCTGTCTCGCTTTGTCTGACCTTGAGGTCATATTGTTTTAATTCCTTTTCCAAGTCCATACTATGCCCTTTCTACTTCGTTTAATTGTTCCTCTGTAAAGAACCTGTTGCCAGCAAATTTTAAGGTTTCTTCACTTTCAATCTGCTTGACCTCTATTTTCATACCTCTCCTTTCTCTATGAATTCCATAGCATTACTTATTATCGCCGACCACTCTGTATACTCACCCTTTACGAGTTCATCATACAGATACGATAAATCTTTCAATACCATTCGTTTCTCTGCTAGCCAATCTCTATGTGCTAGCTCCAGAGCATTTACTCCTTTGAATAGTTTCCCTCGTTCATAATCTATCTCCCAACCATCTGCTAAGGCAGCCTCCAAAGAGATATACCCCATGTCGTAAGCAACCTCAGTTACGGATAGATTTAATTGCGACATTTTACTCATAAGTTTCCTCCAATACTTTATGTTTATAGTCTTCTATTATCTCATTTACTTGGTCTTGCCACTTATCATCATGGCTCTCCCAGTTATTTCTTTCGTACTCTCGTAGTGCCTCAAGTATAATTTCATTTTTAGTCATAGTTCTCCTTTTTTCAATTCTTGCCAATCATTTTCTAATCGTATAGCCTCATAATTCAAGTTGCCACCCTTACATCTCGGACAAAAGCCCTGCTCGTTTGTATATTTAGTTTTCATCTTTGTTCTCCCTTAAACTTACTGCTCTTTTAATTTCATACTGAACACACTCTGGCTCTAGGCTACAATACCACTCACTATTCCTAATCCTATCTGCCACCATAAAAATCTCTTGTGGTGTCAAGTCATACCCCTCATCACTCGCATATCTCTCGACATCTTCTTCAAGATATGCTAGTTCTTGTTCCCAATAAAACTCGTGTTGGTGCTTGGCTATCTCATGTGCCAATGCCTCAATGTTCCAAGAGGGGTCTTCCATCTCTTGTGTGCCAAAGTTTTGCCCAACCCAGTCTTTGATTATCTTTCTCAATTTTTCTTCCATTTAATCTCCTTTGATAGTTGTTAGTTAATTTGATACTACCACACTCACGCCAAAAAGTCAATAGCGTTTCGTGGTGTCCCATGTTGCCGAGAGTAGAGAGATGATGAT